CTCTTCCGCGCGTACTTCTCAAAACTTGTCTGGCTTGCCAAAGTCATCTGACGCATCGCGTTCTCCACCCACCTTCAACTTTATCCAAGCTGGCTGTGGATTTGGAACTTGTGCAGAGATTCCCTAGGAGTGCGCGGGCTACCTTGAGCCTCGCAATCTCCGTATCGAGGAGTGAAAGAACGTCAGTCAGTACCATGCCGGGATTATAGCTCTGACGCGCTACGCGGTCTCTGGCCGGCTCTCTTTTCTCCATCACCCTCACGGTTCGATGTGTCTTGGGTGATTCGGTTTGGAGGATGTCCCAGCGATAGTTGAAAGTTGAGCGGCGGTCCAGCCTGATTCCGTAGAATCGGGTTGCCAAACCTTGAAGGGAGAACCGCCGTGAGGAAAAGCTATCACACGATAGGCAAGCAAGGAAAAGCCAACGAGCGCAAACTGGCCGAGTTTCTGTCCAACAACGGGCAGGGGATGCTGCCGATGGTCGATCTGATCGAGCAGTGCCAGATGGCCTGCGACGAACTGATCGACGTGACCGGACGCGCCGCCATTCAGGCCATCTTGCAGTTGTCCGCCGCACAGGTAGCCGGGGGACCGCCGCAGCAGGGCCAGCGCCGCGGCTCCGACGTGGTGTTTTACGGCTGTCAACCGGGCCAGGTGACGCTCAGCGACCGCAAAGTGCGAGAGTATGCGGATCATGGACGCAGCGGGCTCAACATCGCTGGGCGTGAAGGCCTGAACACACTGATGGCGGATGGCCTCTGGCGTTTCCCTCTGAGCGTCTTCCCATGCTGCTGCCAGTAGTCGCGCTGCCGGTGCTGGCGCGAACATTCCGAGGAGCAGTATTGTTGTCCGGCGCGTTCAACCTCGAAAAATTTCCGGCACTTTGTGTTTGCACAGACGGCGGTTTCGAACGAGTGCAGGAACTCTCTTCGAAGCAGGCCGTACAGCAAAGGACGAATTCCATAGCTTAGATAGGAGTGCATCTCCGCCGGATTGGGAAAGACGAACACTGGAAACACATTGACCAGTTCGGAGAGCGCAATCCGAGAGCCAACTTGTGGGGGAAGGATATCAAGAGGCATGCGAATTTTCATCGCGTCAATCCGCTCGATGGCGCCGGACCGGAGCTTCCAGAGAGGCGCTTTTCCTCGAGCTTTCCGCTCGCGGCGCCATTGGAGTGGCCAGTTTCGAACCAGGCGTGCGATCTCAGAGATCTTCGTCGATGCTGCGGCCTCGTCGTACTCCTTCTCGCGCTTCTCCAACTCGAGCACGAGTTCTATGGCGGCTTTGTAGATCCGCTGCTCATTTCTTAACTCGACTAGGTTCTGCTCTGCTCGCATTGGTACCTCGAAGTACGACGGACCTTCACTCGCGAGTATTTCGACGAAGTGATGAGGCAGCCGATTGGTCCAAGTTGCTGCAACGACCGGACCGAAGGACCGAACGAACTCGACCAACTCGTCGTCACTTTCGGCATTCGCAAAGCGGATGTGAGGGGCGTCTTTCGAAGATCCCTTCGAGACCTTGTGAGCCTCGCGCGCAAGTTCATACTGACGAATCAGGTCCGATGGGCGGTCCGCGGACTCGTATCGCGGCATGACGGCTGCGATCTCGATCGTGTTGCCGCTCCGCGTGAGGCGGAACAGTTCCTCACCATGGAAAGGATCTCCCCACTGGTAGCCGACAAGCAGGCGCAGACCGTCATCTTGCCTGCGACGACTCGCGGATCGCTGCGACACTACATTCTGCTTCTGTGAGTTTGAACCTGATTTCATATCATCCTCAGAATCAAGGTAATGCAAGATTTATTCTCTATTCTGCTCTACATTTATTCTACATCAACTATAGAGCTAGGTGGGCTATGTTAACGGCAGGAGGAATTTAGAGCGTGCACATTGAAAAGAAAGCACTTCTCTATCAGCGAGTGAACTGCCTTGAGCCGAGCCCGCGAAATACCCGCACGCATTCCAAGCACCAGATTCGACAAATTGCCGAAAGCATCCGCGTGTTTGGGTTCACGAACCCGGTTCTGATCGACGGCAAGAATCGCATCATCGCCGGCCACGGCCGAGTCGAGGCGGCAAAGTTGCTCGGCATGACGGAGGTGCCAACGATTCGGCTCGAACAGCTTACGGAGGATCAGATTCGGGCCTACATCATTGCCGACAACAAGCTGGCCGAGAATGCCGGATGGGATAAGGCGACGCTGGCGATCGAGCTCGGGTACCTGATGACGCTTGAAAATGTTGACTTCGACGTAACGATCACTGGCTTTGAGGTGCCGGAGATCGATGTGCTCCTTGAAGATACAAACGGCGCCGTCGCCAAAGAGGATGAAATACCAGCGCCTGTTTTCGATCAGGCGCCTGTCACACAGCCGGGCGACCTGTGGTCGTTGGGCAAGCATCGCATTCTCTGCGGCAACTCACTGCATGCAGCAAGCTATCAGGTGTTGATGGGCAGTCGCCGCGCGGCGGCCGTGTTCACAGATCCACCGTACAACGTGAAGATCGACGGCCACGCGACGGGCAATGGTTCGACTCGACATCGCGAGTTCGCCATGGCCTCAGGCGAGATGAGCGAGGCGGAGTTTCTCACCTTCTTGAACAACAGCCTCCGTCTCCTCGCGCAGTACGGCACCAACAATTCTGTTCACTACATCTGCATGGACTGGAGACATGTAGCTGAACTGATTGCAGCAGGCAAGCAAAACTATGACGAGTTCATCAACTGCTGCATATGGGTGAAAGACAACGGCGGGATGGGCAGTTTCTATCGCTCACAGCACGAGTTGGTGCTGGTCTTTCGCAAGGGCAGGAGCCACCGCAACAACGTACAGCTAGGCCAGTATGGCCGCTACCGGACGAACGTCTGGCAGTACCCAGGAATCCATACGCTCTCGAAACAAAGCGAGGAAGGCAACCTGCTCGCACTGCATCCGACGGTGAAGCCGGTGGCGATGGTGGCCGACGCTATCCTCGATTGCACTGCGCGCGGCGAGTTGGTGCTCGATGCGTTTCTTGGCTCGGGCACAACTCTGACGGCCGCCGAGCGCGTAGGTCGCGTCTGCGGCGGTATCGAAATCGATCCACTTTACGTGGATGTTGCGATTCGCCGCTGGCAGAAATACACAGGCGAGGACGCAGTGCATGCAACGACGTGCAAGCGCTTCGATGAGATCGAACGGGAATCATCGAACAGCAAGGAGGTATTGCATGCCTGAGGGCATCAACGAGCACGAAGTGGGGTACGGCAAGCCGCCGAAGAGCGGACAGTTTGTGAAGGGAGCGTCCGGCAACCCAAAGGGCAGACCAAAGAACTCGAAGAACCTGGCAACCACCGTGCTGAAGGAGAGCAGGCAGTTGGTCCGCATCAATGGCCCGCATGGCACTCGCGCCGTTACCAAACTTCAAGCGGCGGTGATGCAGATCAGCAACAAGTCCGCGCAGGGCGATCTGCGCGCCTCGCGCGAGTTCTTCACACTCGTGCAGCGCTCGGAGGAGTCAGCGGCAACGGGCGCACGCAGCGAAGGCATCCAGGAAGCCGATCAGCGCACCATGCAAAACCTGCTGCGGCGTATGGACGCAGTTCAGCAGGTCAACAAAACCTATGAGGAGAATGAGCAATGAGTACGATGGAGCTGACAAAAACAGAATTTCAGACGATCTTGCGCAACGATTTCGCAACTTTTATCGAGCGCGCTTTCTATGAACTGAATCCACAGGCAGAGTTCATTCCCGGCACTTACATCGAGTTGCTCGCATCAAAGCTCGAACAGGTGCGCCGCGGCGAGTGCAAGCGGCTGATCATCAACCTGCCACCACGCACGCTCAAATCACATGCCGCGAGCGTTGCGTTCCCGGCGTGGCTTCTGGGCCATGATCCCTCGAAGCAGATCCTCTGTGCAAGCTATGGTCAGGATTTGGCTGATAAGCATGCACGCGATTGTCGCACGCTTGTATCGAGCGCATTCTATCGCAACCTCTTTCCGCAAACGGCGCTCTCGCAGGAGAAGAAGGCCGTCGAAGATTTCATGACGACGAAGCAGGGCTTTCGGCTTTCTGTCTCTATTGGTGGGCCAATCACCGGCCGCGGCGCTGACATCATTAGCGTCGACGATCCGCTCAAGCCGGAGGATGCTCTTTCAGAAGCCCAGCGCACGAAGACCAACAATTGGTACTTCAACACACTTCTGAGCCGGCTCAACAGTAAAGAGCATGGTGTGATCATCCTTGTCATGCAGCGCCTGCACCAGCAGGACCTGGTTGGAGAGGTACTGGACCGGGAACCCTGGGAAGTGCTTGCGTTGCCAGCGATTGCGCAGCAAAACGAGTTGTTTGAATTCGATACCGCCTTTGGTAAGCGTAGATTTGTGCGCAAGACCGGAGAAGCTCTACATCCAGAACGCGATAGTATCGAAACGTATCAAAAGATCCGCGAGACACTGGGAGAATATAACTTCCAGAGTCAGTATCAGCAGGACCCGACTTCACGGGAAGGAAACGTGATCAAACGAGAGTGGATTCGTTTCTATGAAACTGCATTGCCACAAAATATGGATTGCATACTACAAAGCTGGGACACCGCAAACAAAAGCGGCAATTGCAACGACTACAGCGTCTGCACAACCTGGGGAAGTCTGGATGGGAATTTCTATTTGCTCGATGTGTTCAGAAAGCGGCTGAACTTCCCCGATCTAAAGCGCGCGATTCTTGATCTGTTCAAACGATATAACCCGATGAAGCTTTTGATAGAGGACAAGGGATCCGGAACGTCGATGCTTCAGGAGCTCGAATCTGAATACATCTGGTGTCTGCAAGCCTACAACCCACAGCAAGGAAGCGATAAACTGATGCGTCTGGCGGCACAGTCGATCAAGTTCGAAAATGGTAGAGTCTATCTGCCTAAGCAAGCACCGTGGCTCGACGAATACATACTTGAGGTTACGGGCTTTCCAGGAACCAAGCATGATGATCAAGTGGATTCAACCTCGCAAGCGCTGGACGTTTTGACAAAATATTCGTATCCACCCATTAAACATCCATATCGTTACCCGCCTCGGGTGTACGAGTACTGATAGAAAATACTTCTCCTCAGCGATGTAGCGTAACCTCGGTATGAATATATCTCGAAAACTGCTGGCAACTGCGCACGGTCGCCAGCAGTTTTCCCACTTTGCCTGAGTTCGCTTGACTCTTTGCCCTACCAGAGCGATCATCGATCGCGATACCTGGGAGAAAGCGCGAGCATTGGTTACCGAGAATCGCCAGGGCAAACGCCGCAAACCACGCACAACCAAGGCAAGCCTCTTCACCGGCAAATGCGGGCGGCAAAGGGAAGAGCGGAGAAAATTCTCCAGTCGCTTTAGCAGGGCAGAATCTGCGAATTTGCGGGGAAATCTACCGACGGTTCGAATCTTGAATCTGAGTTATTGATATAGAAGGACTTACTGGCGGGGAGACAGGCATTCGAACTCGAAGTAGCGCTTTGAGGCGAAAGTCCGTGAATTTGCCTGGAATTTCGGGCCTACTCTCGCCTATTTTGCCAGTGGAGAATATTCGGGATTATTCGCTGTAAATTCGCCCGTCTCCGCATGTCCTGGATACAGCTCAATGCGTCTTGACTTGCCGGAATCCAGTCATATTCGGGCAGCTTTTTCTCCGATTTTGGCTGTCGTCCTGGACTTCGGCCGCGCGATTTTCGGGGCGCCTACAGCGGAAGAGTTCGCTTGACTCTTTGGCCAAGCAGAGCGGAAATGGACATGCCCCAAGGAGGCAAGTCCATGATGCAGAGCAAGATAACTCAAGCGAAGCCCCCGAGACAGCAGACGGTTGACCGGCTGTTGGATCAGTTGCCAACAATGAAGCGCGCCGAGTTACTGAAGCTCTGGCGCAGTCTCTTCGACCGGGAAGCTGGCCCGCAACTTCGTCGAGAAACGATGATTCCGATTCTCGCCTATCGCATCCAGGAGAATGCTTACGGCGGACTAAAGGAATCCACGGCACAGAAACTGCGCGAGCTCGCCGAAGATTCTTCGAGCGGACGCAAGTCCGCCGTGCAGCCGATGCTACGGCCGAAGATCGGCACGCGTTATGTGCGCGAGCACGCCGGCAAACTGCACGAGGTCACGGTTCTCGAAGCCGGTTACGAATACAACAACAAGACTTACCGCAGTCTCTCCGAGATCGCACGCTTCATCACCGGAACCAAGTGGTCAGGCCCGGCCTTCTTCGGCCAGCGTCGCTCTAAAAAGGAGGCTATCCGATGAATTGCATCCGCTGCGCAATCTACACGCGCAAGTCCTCCGAGGAGGGCCTGGAACAATCCTTCAACTCGCTCGATGCCCAACGCGAAGCCTGCGAGGCCTACGTCGCCAGCCAGAAGCACGAAGGGTGGCACCTGCTCCCCGCGCACTACGATGACGGTGGCTTCTCTGGCGGCAACATGGAACGGCCTGCACTGAAGCAATTGATGGCTGAGATCCAAGCCGGCAAAGTCAACGTGTTAGTGGTCTACAAGGTCGATCGCCTTACGCGCTCCCTCGCCGACTTCGCCAAACTCGTCGAGCAGTTCGACAAGATGAATGTCAGCTTCGTCTCGGTAACGCAGCAGTTCAATACGACAACCTCCATGGGGCACCTCACACTCAACGTGCTGCTCTCCTTCGCGCAATTCGAACGCGAGGTCACCGGTGAACGTATTCGCGACAAGATCGCCGCGTCCAAGAAAAAAGGCATGTGGATGGGCGGAACTGTTCCGCTTGGCTACACCGCCGGCGATCACAAACTCGTTCTCAATGAAGCGGAAGCCGCGACGGTGCGAACTATCTTCAACGAGTTTCTGCGTCTCGGCAGCGTGCACAGCCTGCAGGACTGGCTGCACGAGAACAACATCAAGAGTCGGCTTGGCAATCACTTCTTCCGCGGCTCACTTTATATGATGCTGCGCAATCCGCACTACATCGGCCTCATCAAACATAAGAAAGAAACCTACCCAGGCGAGCACGCGGCGATCATCGATCGCGCGCTCTGGGATAAGGTGCAGGCGTTGCTCGACGACAATATACAAGGCAAGCGGCGAAAGGTGCGCGCCACGAAAGAGAGTCTCTTTACAGGCATTCTTTACGACGCCATGGGCACGCACTACACGCCTACCCACGCATGCAAGAACGGCCGCCGCTACCGCTACTACACCTCGCAGGCGGTGATCAAGAAGACCGAAAAGAGCAACGTCCCAACCCGCATTCCGGCGCACGATCTCGAATCGGCAGTCGTTGGTCGTATTCTTGATTGGCTGCAAACACCCACCGAGTTGCTCGCTGCGCTTCGTGTCGAAACAGCCGAGCCGGCGCAAGAAGGTTTCTATGCCCGCATCGTCGCGCAAGCCGTCGAGACCGCGCAAGGTTGGCGCGAGCGCATCGCTGTGGATCGCACGCAGTTTCTGAAGATCATCATCGAGCGAGTCGTCATTCATCCGGCTCACGTCGAGATCCGTTTGCGCGTGCCAGCACTGGTCAGTGAAATCCTCGGTGGCGGTTTGTCAGTTCCTGACCTTTCGCTGATCGCATCAATCGAATCTCCCTTCCGCCACGTTCCGCAAGGCCGTGCCCTGCGCCTCATCGTCGGCGACACCAACATCACCACCGACTCGAGCCGCCAGGCCATCCTTAAAGCCATCGCCCGCGCACGGCGCTGGTATGAGCAGATTACGACAGGCGAAACCAGCAGCATCGCCGCGCTGGCTGGCCTGCACAACGTGTCACCACGCTTTATCCATATGCAGATGAAACTGGTTCAGCTCAGCCCGCGGTCGATCGAAACCCTGATGACACGGCCCGAGTCGTTACCCCTCTCGCTCGACGACCTGCTCACCTCGATCCCGATGAGGTGGACCGAGCAGAGCTTCGGTTCACCCGTCCAATCGGCCTAACTGGCAGGCCAATTCTGCGCTTGGCCAAAATCCTCAAGCGGCATAGGGCCGCTTGTCTCTCTCACTTCTATAGGAGCCTGGAGATGATTGACAGTCTGGAGATTTTGGAATCAGGAGTAGCTTTCCCGGAACAGACGGCATCGTGGGGAAATCGGATCA